TGAACACTATACGAATGATCCTACGGATGGGATTATTTATTTTGCTGAATGGAGCGCATCGGGTACAAAACGGATCACAAACCCAACCACTCAACAGACATTTGGTCAGGTCGGGGGGCAATGGTTTAACGCCACAACCTATGGGTCAACCACACAGATTGTTCCAGCCAAATGTATAGTAAAGATTTACTATCCGCGGAAAACAAAGATTATTGGACATGTTGAAGCTTCTGGGAATGCTTGTGAGTTTTATGCCAAAAAGCTTGATTGACAATTCATAAAATAAATATTTAGTGCTTTTATAAGCGTATAACCTATTTCTTCAGCGAAGTTTACTGGGACAGCATTCCCAATTTGCCGGTATTGGGAAGTGATGGGACCTGCAAATTGCCATGTATCAGGGAAAGTTTGTATCCTTGCATATTCCCTAACAGTAAAAGGGCGCGTTTCTTCTGGGTGGCAACGTTCCGTTTGTTTTTGTGCCGGGCTACATGTTAAAGTTAGGCAAGGTTCTTCCCAACTCATGCGCCTTGCTATCCCTGTTTTGCCCCCGCCTAAATGGAAACTTTTTTTCATATATGTTTTTTGCAGCTGCAAAGGCAAATCCCGCCAATAACCCCCTGGCGGGACATGGGCTAGTATTTCTTTTTTACTTTTTGCATAAGCCATACCTGTAGATGTGGGCACATCTGTATCAAAAAGCTTCCCCGCCTTTAATGCATCTTTTAATGTATAATGCTCCCTATGGGGTTTAGGAAATTCGTAAGGTATAGACACATCTTTCCTGATCCCAATTATCAACAAGCGTTCCCTTTTTTGTGGAACCCTATGAAATATTGTTTTTACGATCCTAGGTGGCAAAACTTGATAACCTATTTCATCTAAAATAGATGCCATACCAGCCAAAGTTTTGCCTCCCTCATGGTTTATGAGGCCGCGTACGTTTTCGCCAACGCATATGAGGGGCTGAATTTCCTTAACAACCCTAGCAAATTCATAAAATAATGTTCCGCGGGCATCTTCAAACCCAAGTTTCTTACCCGCATAACTAAATGCTTGGCAAGGGAAACCACCAGTTACAATGTGGGTTTGGCTTTTATAAACAGAAAAATCTATTTTTTTTACGTCACCTTCAAGGATATTCCAATTTGGCCTGTTCTTACGTAAAGTTTCACACGCATGTCTATCAATTTCATTGAGTGCTAAGCAAGACAAACCTGCCTTTTCTAAACCTAATGCTAATCCTCCAGCACCTGCAAATAATTCAACAACAGTATATTTTTTTAGGGGGGGATCCCTAACAGGCAAATCACGCCCAGTTAATACACCCTCTTTGTCTAGGGTTAACAAGTCTTTTTCATTGTATAACCTATAACTATTTACTGGATGCCTTGTAGCAGGTTTTAACTTGCCAGATGCATCCCAATTTCTTACTGTCTGTTTTGAAACAGAGAACAAATCTGCAACCTGTGCAATGGTGTACATTTTTTTCATAAATAACCTTAATAATTGCAATTATAGTAACCATGCTTATCAAACATTATAAAACTTTATAATGGTTACTATGAGATTGTAAATAGGAATTTTAAAATATGGCATTTAACGATATTAAAAAAAAAGAAATTCTGGAAGCTGCTAATAAGTGGTTTAAGAACAAAATAGCTCTTAATCATGTCAAAAATACAGAAAAGCTTGTAAATCCTATAAAATTTAGGGAATTATATACATAGTTAGCCAACAATCTCAACCCAATTTCGATTCTGTTTTACGTTGTTTAGCCAGTGAAAAACTGTAAGGAATTAGAAAATAATGCCGCACACCAAAAAAGAAGATTTATTTGATAAATTCGATCAGGGTGTTTTCAAGAGAGGCTCTGATTTTGATGTTCTTTGCAACGACACGATAGAAGAGTTATCAACGCTTCCAGCAAATAAATTTCGGCTTATCGTTTCTTCGCCGCCATACAACATTGGAAAAGTGTATGAGGAACAAACTGGATTAGACCAATATCTAAAATGGCAAACAGATGTTGCGGAGGAAATGGTTAGAGTTCTGGCCGATAATGGGAGTCTTGTCTGGCAAGTCGGAAACCATGTTGATAACGGTGAGATTTTCCCTTTGGATATATACTTTTATCCCATATTTAAAAGCCTTGGATTGAAACTGAGAAATAGAATCGTATGGCATTTCGATCATGGCCTCCATGCCTCAAAAAGATTTTCTGGACGTTATGAAGTTCTCTTGTGGTTCACTAAAACAGACGACCATGTTTTTAATCTTGATCCTGTCAGGGTTCCATCGAAGTATCCCGGTAAATTGCATTACAAGGGAGAAAAAGCAGGTCAACCGTCTGGTAATCCTTTGGGAAAAAATCCTAGCGATTTCTGGACGCTTATTCAAAGTGAATTTGAACACGGAATAATTGATATTCCAAATGTTAAATCTAATCACCCAGAAAAAACAACGCATCCCTGCCAGTTCCCCATAGAATTGATTGAACGGTGTGTGTTGGCAATGACGAATGAGGGTGACTGGGTTTTGGATCCATTCGGCGGCGTAGGGTCAACCGTTATAGCTTCGCTTAAAAACAAGCGTAAGGGGGTATCAATAGATCGTGATAAAGAATATTGCGAGATTGCCCTTGAACGCATTAGGCAGTTTAATAATGAAGAATTAAAAATCCGCCCCTTGGGTAAGCCTATTCATCAACCCACCGGAAAAGAAAAAGTTTCTCAAATTCCTCAAGAATGGCTGGACAAAAAATGATTGTAGCTGCTGAATACGATTTTAACGGCGGGAAAAAAGTCGTTGAAGAAAAATATCCTGAGTTATTGCAAGAGGTGAGGAAGGCCATTGCGTCCATCAAGGCGGCGGAGCATCTGATAAAAGAGAGTGAAGAAAAAACGATGAAGGGAAGGATGTTGTATAGCCCTCCGTCTTTGAATAAAGGATTCAAAAAATTCTTATACCCGATAGGTTGGATCAATCACAAAGTAGAATGCGACTATTCAAGAGATCACTACGTTAAGGGCTATGCCCCCACAGATACCAAGGGGGCATTCAGGGACATGGACTTTGTAAAAGATACCTTGGGAGTGGAAGTCCAATTCGGTAAATATGCGTTCATGGTATATAATGTATGTGCAAAAATGACCATATTTCATAATCTCGGCATAATCAAAGCAGGGGTAGAGATTGTTCCCGTTAAGAAATTCGCTAATGAAATGTCTACAGGTGTTAGTTATTTTGAACAGTTCGCATGGGATTTAAGTAAGCGTGGCGTGTCAAATATTGATATTCCTGTTTTAATTCTGGGAATTGATGCAGAGTAGGCTAGTCAAGTATATAGTTCCCAAATAAAAACATGCGAAGGGCAGTTTACTTGCGTTTTGCGCCTCTACAAATCCCGCAAAAAATCACTCCGTACACGCCCGAATCGCATCCCGGGTGGCCATATAATCCATGATGGTTTTTTTGGTGATGGGTCCAGCCGTCAATAGTTCATCGGCCAAGGCAACACTGTATTCGTGGCTGTAAGTAAATAAAGGCGGGCAATAAGGTTTGTAAACTGTTTGTGAGCAACCACCAAGTAATAGCAACAACATTAATCGCGCCATGGCTTTCCCTCTATCTGCTTCTTATAAATATATAAGCAATCCCTCACACAATTCCCTAGAATAGTCGCAAATTCTTCCTGCGCATCGTAATAATTATTATCGCGATATTTTCTGCCGTCATCATTACTCAGAAAGATGTCTTCCGGCTTATATTTACTAAGGTATCGCCAAGCGTGTGAAATAGCGTGAACGAATTCATGGGCAATAATATGCGGTGTAAAGAATTTTTTGCAGAATAAGATATTGGCCGTATCACATGCTTTATCATTAATGGCATCATGGGAAACGTTTAAGGTAATGGCAGCGAACTTTGTTTTATCAACATTCATTCGCCTAACATCAATGTTTTCTGTTAAGCTGTCCGTATGCTTAATATACGACCGATGCATCGCATCTACTGTGTAAAGTAAATTAACATTGATATAATGAGGATTGCCCTTAACAGGATATACTTTCCACTGTTTAATATGCATCAAAGGCCCCGCTTTTTATCTCTTAATCGTTTCTGCAATTCTTCATCTGTTTTGGGCGCATCAGTAATGGCTTGGGTTTGCCGGTGCTGGATATCAATGGTTAGATCTTTTTGCTTTTCAATCTCATGCTTTTTCCCAGCACTGCGCCCTTTAAAGTACAGACCAAGAACAGCGGCGGCGATCCCGACATATTGTGCAATAGTTCGCCAAGAGCCCTTCAACCAATTCCATAAAAATGCGGCAATAAAACTCATCACAAGCCTCCCATATGTACGGGTTTGGGAAATTTCCAATCTGGTGACTCTAAGAAAGCCATTATGCTTTCGTAATCCCCAGGATACCAGATGGCCTTAATATCATCAAAATAAGATTTTTCCATCAGCCAGTCAAATGATGGGGATTTGATCTGCACCAGAAACTCATCACCAGCCACATTGCGGCGTTTACCGATTTTTGCCAGTGGCAGCGTTTTTTGGTGCTCAGTGTTTAAATCAGACTCATGATTATCCAGGAATTCTTGGTCTACATAAAGAGTAATTATATTTTCAATGTTTTGGGTTGGCATAATTTCACCTAATCGCTTGGACTTGTTGGAGCTATCGTGGGTGCCCCCACCGTAAAGAATATGATTGGATCCATGCCTCCAATGCCATAATTAATGCAGAAATTATCTGGATTTGTGTCGCCAGCCGCTTGCCTCATTAAAATATTAGCTGGTGATCCTGTAACATTAGAGCCATCCGCACCTGGGTTAACAGGCTTGCCAGCAGCAGTAATAATTTTTCTTCGATTAGAAACATTGGTTAAATCGAAAAATGGCGCACCAAATTTCATATAAGCCATCGCCATATCGCCGCCAAATAAATATGATCCAGATTCACCACCAGCGACTTGCCAGTTAGCCAGGCCAGATATTTTTAAAAGCGGCGATGATAGAAAATTTACTAGTGCAGGAGTTTCAACAGCGTTTCCTACCATAATTTGCATAATGGGAGCAAGAATATTACTAGTATCCAAACTCACTCCCACACATGTCCACCCGTTTGCACTTGTAACTGGGATTGTACCATTCGTATAAATAGTCCCACCGCTCACATCTTTGAAATATGGCTGGATTGTGCTAGAGGCAGAAATGTTATTTCGGTAAATATAGGTATTAAAAGACGAGCTGGATAAATACATTTGTCCGTCATTATCAAAGAATCGTTGATTAACCCAAAAATATGCTAGAAATGTAGACGCGGTAAGCGGAAGATCATTTAAATCCCCGCTTTTTGAAATAAAATCAGCGATGCCATTAAAGGTGACGGCAGATAAATTAAACCCTCCCCCACCAACTCCATCCTGGTTACCTTGAATAAATTCACGGCGGGTTGGGGCGACCCAAGCATATGGGTGAATCATAATCTCACCTATTGATTTGTCGGGCTGGCTGTTGATAAAGTAAGGGCGCCAGTGATGTCAAAATCACCACCCGTGCCAAGGTTAACGGCAAAATTTGCGGCCACTGTATCGGTTGCTAATTGCGTCATGTAAATATCAGGGGCCTCTCCAAATGGTAATTCGCCATTTGCACCTAAATTCACAGGCAGCCCTGTAACATCGATGAATTTTCTCCTGAAAGTAACATCAGACAGATCTGGGGCCACTCCAATCTTAAAGAAGGCCATGGACATGTCACCGTCGAATTTATTATTGCCGCCATTGCCAGCACCTATCCTCCATCCAGCACGATTAGTGAATTCAATCACACCGGTATCAAGGTTATTCAATATAGGAGTAAATGCCATAACGGTATCGTTGAATGTTACATGTACAATCGGTGTGCCAAAATTTGTTATATCCACCGAAACCATAATGAGTGTAAATGGGTTAGAAATTGTGAAAGTGTCAGTAGTGTCTCCATAAAATATGTTGCCATTTGTATCTGTTACATCCACACGAATATTATTATCAGGAGTGCATGCAATGGTTATGTCAAGATCATAATCAGCCAGAAAAAATTGAAAATTATTGTCATTCCCGTTCTTTTTGACCCAAAAAGCTGCGAACATTTTGGGGCTGTCAACAGCACCGTCCAAATCCCCTGTTTTTGAAAGATATGTGGTTGATCCATCAAAGGTCACAGCACCGACATTATATGATATGGCGTTGAATCTATACCAATCAACAAACACCATGGAATCATCATTGCTAACCAGTGTCAATTGACGGTCAGAACCAGTTAAATCTAGCAAGGGGCAATCAGCGTCGAACCCGCTACTATCACCTGTTGGCCATACTAATCCGCTATCGTGTCCCTCAACAACCGCATAAGAGTTTGATTTGGGAACTATAGCAAGGCGGGCGGCCTCAGCACCGGCTGGGGCCGTTACCAACTTTCCTGCCCCTGACGTGGTTTGGAAGTTCTGATGGTCTGTGTGCAATGGCAGCAAGAATATGTGATTTAGATATAATTTATTAATGGCCATGGCTATTTCCCTTTCTTGTGGCTTTGGATTTTGGAATAAACGACAAGCCCGATTGATGACATAACCATGAATAGAATGATCCAACGGGCAAATGATAAATATGAGGCAAGCGGCGTCAAAGCAGATATACCCATCTGCACTTGATCAATTACCTGGGTGGCGGCTGTCCCGCCTGCGGCAACACCAGCGCCCCACAGCGTGCGAGACCTACTAAGCGGAGTGGCTTCCGGTTTTACCTTTAAGATTCTTGGTTCAGGCAAATGGTTGTTTTCTTGCAAATACATAGCGGCCTCAGCTTTGCGGCGACGGCTAAGTCCTGCTGATGGTTTTAGCTTGCCTGTGGCTGGGTCGGTGTATTTATCCCATTTTAGAAAGGCATCACTTGCACCAACAAAATCACGTTTATTATGAAGGGCCACAACACTGCTTTTTCGGAAGACGCCCTCACCTATGTTGTAACAAAGTGATATCATGGCATCAAGTTGGTGCTGATTAGGCGGAACATCACAAGCCCGGCGCACAGCCATTGTACGCAGATTAACATCTTCCCGCAATAATTCCATGGCTTTTTCCTTGGTGATATGGCCGCCAGGCATGGCATATTCAGGATCGGTGCAGCCGTAACCTATGGTCCATCGCCCAGCAACATCCTTATATGCGTCCTGCCTGAACCCTTCGAAATTGACGATCATGTTTAGCCCATCTTGGCTTATTGAACTACTCATGCGATTCATCTCCTCTTTGTTTCTTTGATATTTTAAAGGCCGTAATACTTTTATCCATACGGTCAATGGCTGCTATAAGGCGGCCCTCGACTTCCTTGATAAGGTTAGCGCAGCGCATTTCCATTTTCTCCGTCTCAGCCTTTGGCGTGTAGGACCTGATGATTTCAAATTGAAACTGCGATTGATTTTGCACACTCGTCTCTAAGCTAGTCCTAATCTTGTCAAGCATGGCAGTGGTGCTTTGGTGATTAGCCTGCAAGTGAGTTTTTAGGTTCTCTTCAATAATATTCATGCGTCGATCCACTTCCTTCATCGCCAATTGATGATCACTTTCCTGGCGCGCCATTATATCCCGCCGGACCCACAGGATAAACCCAACCATGGCCAGATTAATCGGGATGATTATCTGGGTCATGAATTGCAGCCAATTCATATCCATTATGGCACCACCAGACTTGGCTGGTTAAGCAACTCATCAAGGAATTCCTGACTGAACCCGTCCGGGTTCGATTTCTTTCGGCGGGTACGGATATCCTGTTCTGAAGGATTTGGGGTGCCCATTACTGATGCCGGTCCTGCTACGACATCACCAATCATGGGATTTGAAAGCCGAGATTTCCGTATAATTGGCCCGTCAGCAAATTGCAGGGATTTCATAGAAACCCCACCAAATTTGTCAGGCAGAAATTTGAATATAGTGTTCCCAAGTTTGGTGCGGAAAAATGTGCGCATCAACTGCTCAAGCAATTTTCCAGATCCAGATGGGTTATCAGTATTGGTGACTGGGGTGCCAATTGTTGACGCAAGGCGTGCAATCTTTTTCATTTCAGCAATTTCAGATTTGTTAAAAAGCTTGGAGAGGGGAGTTGCACTCTCACCAAGCGTTTTCCAAATGTTGCTTGAAAAAAGATGCCCGTCTACCACCGGGAATTCGCCTGTTTGTTTTTTCACTTTATTTAGCGATTGACGCCACAAATTATTGACAATCGCGCCCTTTAATTGATTAAGGACGCCTTTTGCGTTAGGCTCAAGCTTTTGCAGGCTAAGCATTTTATCGATGAATTGCCCGGCCTCGCGCTTCAACCCCATGCCTTTCAAATTCAGGATAGCGTTGGCAGCCTCTTCTGGGTTAAACTTAAAGTTTTCGCGCCTTATTTCCTTGCCTCCAGATTCAACCACACTGGATGTTTTATCCAGCAATCTGCTGGCGATGCTATCTTTCCCAAATACATGTGCGTATTGTTGGTAAAGCTGTCTGGCCTGCTTTTGCACATCAATCAGAGCAGGATCGCCGGATATGACATAATCAGATACCTTGTTCTCGACTAAATCCTCATGCATCCTTTGTATTTGCCCCAAATGTACGCGGTCAGGGCTGCGCGGCTCGCTTTTTCGGTACAATTGACGAATCCTGTCGCCTATCTTTGATAGATCAGCATAACTTACTTCCTGCACGTTGGCTGCGCTGTCAGTTAATTCATCGACCAATTCAGCAAAACGGTCCGTACGCTCAGCATATTCTTTAACCGGGCGGTTCGGGACTTTCCCGCCAACACCCAATGGGGCACTGAAATTCTTAGCAAACTCCTTCAGCTTTTCGTCTGGGATACTCTCGATGATTCGGCGGATGTCCTGTGGCGCGATGGTTGGGTTGATGCCCTTGCTTTTTAAGGCATCCTTTAGTAAGGCGTTCTGTTCTTCGCGGGTGATGCGGCGCAGATTTTCATCACCCAAACGATCACCGGTTTTTTTCTTGGTGACGTAGGCAAAATCACTGACCAGTTGATCTATGTCCCTTTCAGGTAAATGAGGGGCGCGGTCTTTGATCATTTTGCGGGATATGCCGCTGCCTGGTGCCTCCGCCACATCCCTTATAACGTCATCCACCGCGTCCAACGCCTGAAAACTATCTGGAGATATATATCTAGTGCTGTTTTCTTTCTTTTTTAAATAATTGCTAATATTGCGCCGCAAATCATATAGGGCCGACCCCTTTAACACCAATGGGTTATCCTCAGACAGGTTAGCCATTTTAATGCGATCATATACATCATCCTTATGGTCGCGCATGCCTTTTTCAATGCGGTCTAGAATGCCGCGGGAATTCTCTATGATATCAACTGGGTGCTCTGTCAAGCTGGTGCCGAAGCTATTTAATTGCTTTTCACCGGCGCCCATTAACGCTTCTTGTTGCGCCTTGGTGTTGGCTGTAACTAATTCTTCTTTAGCATCACCAAATAGACCATTGCCAGCCTGACGTTCGGTTGATGCACGCAGTCTATTTCGACTTAATTGGCCTTGGGTTAAAGGCACGCCAAGATCTTCAGCGTCAGTCAGGCGTACGGCCTGTCCAAGGTCGCCTTGTGTACCTAAAAGATTATCACGTAGCCGCCCCATATATTGAGGGCCAAGAGCCGTCAATGATTCCTCATCAAGTCCTTGGTTCAAGCGCAATAGGTCTTTTCCAAGCTGATCCGTGGGCGTTCCATCTTCTTTGAATAGACTGCTAATCAAGTCCTCTTGCTGACGTCTTGATAAATTACCAGGACGCAGCCTTAAGGCACTGGCCATATCACCCAAGCTACCGCCAACTCCGCCAGCTATAGCCCGCTCCATACTGACATCCTCATTGGATCCCATATTTTTGGCAATTATGTCCTGAAATATTGACCCAGTACTACCACTTAAGGCCCCTCGAGCGGCGGATACCAATAGCCCACCGCCTTTAATGATCTTCCCAGCAGGAATAGCTGTGGCTATTTGGGTTGGAATTGATCCAAGAAAGTCAGTTAAATCTTGGCGAGAAGCTCCAGGACGGTTAACATAGAATGTTTGGCCATCCCTGACCTGCCTAAGGCTATCAAAATCCATTGTCTGATCAAAATTGTCAGCTGGATGATTTTTTTCATAATCATTTAATGCTGATTCGAATCCTTTGCGGACAGATACCTGGATTTCACCTTTCGGCCCCAAATTGTAGTTAAAAAACTCAGAAAAAGGCCCAACCTTCTTATCAAGGATATCAACCTTCCCCGCGTCATCAGCGGAGAACATTAACCCTGCTGTTAATGGGACATTAAACATATTTGCGTCAGGTGATAATGCCCCCTTCAAATTGGCTAAAGGCGAGCGAATCAACTCCTGATAGTCTTCGTTTTCTGGCTCCGCATCTGGCAAAACCGATGGATGATCCGAAAAAATATCCTGGATGGCGCCGCTGTAACCCTGTTCGCGCAATTGCTTATCTCTATTTAGAATTGGCGCATAGCGGGATTGGGCAGATCCAGCCCTGGTACCGCGTACGCCTGCCTGCATGTTGCGCTGAGTGTCTTCAAGTGCCACATCCCCTATCATCGCATCAAGCGAGGTGTTAGCAGGATACCATTTGAAGAACCAATCAGCCTGCCCGCCATTCGCTAACTCTTCATTCACCGCATCAAGCATGGCACGCTTATCCACCACCCCATCAGGTCTACGGAACTTTTCAATCTGGGCAGTAATACCATGAACCTGTTGTTGTGCCGCTTGGGTGCGCATTGCCAAATCACGTTGTAAATCCGCCTCACGCTTCAATCCCTGGAATGCCAATCGGTCAGATGGACGCTCGGTGCGTTGCTGGCCATCACCTATCAATGCTTGCATGGCCCGTTTCTTTTCAATGGCCTGGATATCAGGCTTAACTGGTGGCACATCAACCGCCCCTGGGTTTGATTGTCGCTGTGACCATATTTGGGACATGGTGGCGTGGACATCATCATCAGATGCGTCTGGGGCAAATTCATGGGTACTGCCGTCAGGAAATGCCACCACACGGCTTGGTTTTGCTGTTTGTTGTTTTTGTGACCACTCTGTGCGCAATTGCGCGTCAATCGCCTCATCGGACATAGAAGAATCGAATGTCCGCGTGGTGCCGTCTGGTAGTTTGATAATTCTTTCTGCCATGATTACCTGCGCAGTCCGCCATCTGGCGACCAGGTTTCAACCTTTGGCGTAGAAGGCGCGGTGTTGTTTTGAACATTCGGATTTTTAACGCGGTCAGTAAAATATTTACGCACATTATCGGGTGCAACAATGGCCAACTTTTTCAGTTCTGCCTCACTCAGATAGGATGAATTCCTTTCCAACCACTGCGGGGTAATCCGGCGGGCATCAATTTCATCCCCGTTGTTCAATTCCACAAAGAACTGTCTTTCTTCTGGCTTGCGGTAACGGGCTGGATTTCGGATCATATCAATCGCCATATCAATCGTGCGTCCTTGTTGGTCGCGGTTACCAATACCATAACGGGCGTTCCAATCCAAAACCAGGTTGCCGATCTTTTCAGCGTTCTCAGTTGCCCGCAAGGTGGCATTTAGGATCTTTTTATTTCCTTCCAGAGTTAAGCTGGGGTTATTTGTTTGTTCTTTTAAAAACAAAATATCTTTATCCGACATGGCGCCGGTTAATTCCTGTCCGGCGGCAAGAGCCTGTTGGCTAGCAACTCTTACAAATGACTCCATATCAGAGATATTGCCAACCACACCTGCTGCGTTTTCTTCGCTGACGCCAAGCCCAACTAAAAAGCGGCCAAACTCAGCTTTAGTTTGCGCCAATGAACCACTATTTAAGTTAGGATTGCTTAAAATGCGCGTCAATTCATTTAAGTTGGCGCGTTGTCCCGCGGCCTTGTCACCCGTGGTCACAAATTTGCCATAGCGTGTGCCCATAACCTTGCCAAACTCACCCTCAGCTGCCTTTTCCTGCACACTGCCGGAATTGACGTTGATGTTATTACTTTCTCTCCCTGCTGCTTTGATAGCAAGTTGCACTTTGATTTGTTCCGGGTCCATAACCAATTGGCCATTCTCATCCCGCATATAACCGGCTGGCGTATCACCGTAAGACACCCCACCAGCCTGATAGATACTGCCGTCTGGGGATACGTATATCTTTTGGCGGCCGCCATTCGGAGTATAAATTTCTTCCAAGCTTGGCGGTTTTAAGGCTGATTTGTAATTATCAGCAGCCATCTCAAGGGCAGCTTGGTTTGACCCAACTGCCAAATCCTGATCTCGTTTGCGCTGATCTTGCATCACATTGCCAGCAGCTAAACCGGCTTGACCAAGTCGCTCACCTAAACTGCCATCACTGGCAAGCATGGCAGCACCACCCATAAACAGTGGCATGTTAATCCAATCACTTCCTGGCTTGGTAGATCCCTGAAACGTTTCCAGGGCCTTGGCATAGGCATCTTGTGCTGATTTGATATTATCTGAACGCCCAGGCAAATTGCCCATAGTCAGGATGTTGGTGGCATCTAATTGTTGATTTCCTGGTATCCTTTTTCGACCACCGCCGATCTGGTCAATAACCTTGAACAGGCTTTCGATATCAGGCCCCTGGTTAACCGCCCCCTGGCCAGTCATTTCACCATTCAGTGAAAAATTAACAGGCAATCCTGGATCATTGGGATCTTCCTCAAGACCGTCTTGGTAGAAGCCATAGGTTGGGATGCCCTTGACCCGTCCACCCTCCTCATATTTACGCACCTTAGATTTGTGCATGGGGAACAAATCAATGACCTTGACATCATTATATGGTGATGATTTTGTCTTACGCTTAACCAATCCACCTTTTTTATAATAATATCTAGGATTGGCCGCGCCATAAGCCGCCATGATCCCGCTGTTCATACCTGATGTGGCAATCGGGGCGCTGAACATGGAACTGGCCGCCTGGCCGCCGCCCCCAAGCAATCCACCGATGCCGCCGCCCCCGGTCAGCATGCCACCAACCATACCGATTCCACCCAATATGTCGCCGAGCACGCCGCCGCTGTTTTTCTGGGTGGCCTTGCTGCTGGTATTGGTGGTTTGGGTCACGGGCAATCCCGAAACCATCTGGGCTTGCCAGGAAAGTTTTTTGTATGGATCATCCTGCGCCGCCATATAATCCTGATAGGCAACGTCATTCAATGCCTGGTTACGGGCCTGCTGCTGCCCACCGACCGCATTCATAGCCTGAGCGTCCTGATACCCCATTTGGCTACGCATTTGTCCAAGCGTGCCCATCTGGGCACCAGCACGAGCCTTTTGGTCACGCCCTGTGAAATAACCCTGCATGGCACTGTCATAACCAGATTGCAAGGCTTGGCGTTGTTGCCCCATCACAGACTCATTGACATCTCGGATCGCATTGTTGGTAAAATCCGCATGACGTGATGAGCCAAACTGGCCAGAACCTGTAAATGTATCATTCACTCCGGGCAATAAATTTTCTGTTAGATTGCGAGCGCCTTGCCTACCTATCTCATCCACCACCCCGCCTAAATAAGGGGATAGGTAGGAATTCATTTCACCCTGATTAAACCCTGCACCACTGGCAGCTGTCATCTGATCTGCCATACCCATATTTGGTTGCCAAACACCCGCATTGTTTTGCGTCATTTGAAATGATTTTAATTGATCAGGGGTGAAGTCAGCCACGCGCTGGCCCGTATATGGCTGATAAGGCTGGCTGCCTAAAGCAGTCGCCTTATTTGCAATATCCTCAAGCATCTGCTGGTGCCACGGCGGCGTCGTTGATACCGAAGAAGATTTGGATTTTGATTTCGTTTTCTTGCTAAAAAGTCCCATAGCACCCTCTAATTCATATGGCGGTCTAGATCAGGCAGCGGTTCCCCCATATAATCCGTGGGATCCATTGCGGGCGGCGGAAGGTCCTGGCCGTTTTGCATCTTATGGGCGCGAATCTGCTGAACAAGCATATCCAGTTTGTCTGCACCTGCCTCATTACTGCCGTCACCTAGTGCAGCTACAACGTCAGCTGGAATGATATATTCCCCTTCTGAAACTTGGGCTGGGATATTATCGGCCTGACCGCCCATTTCCTCTTCTGGCATGTCTTGCAGAACATTCGCAATATCAGGGTCTTCTTGCATCACGGGACGTTTACCAAACATATGAAACTCCTATTGTAAAATAGCGAATACCTGTCTTGCCCAATCCCGCCATTCTACAAAAGAATTGGGGTTAGGTATCGAAGAATTTGAAAAATATGATGTCTTTGTAAGCTCAGCTGCCCAACGCTTCCAATCCGATTCGTCGGTTAAAATCAAAGGCGCCTGTTCGGGAAAATCAACCAACAAACTGTGCGCCCATTCAAATAAGGTGCTTAATGATGGGTTAATCATTGTTTGACATCCCCAGCCTTATCAACGAAGTGCAGCATCATCTGACCCATTTCATAATTACCACCTTGCGTATTGCTAGTTAAACGGATACGCATATAGCGTCGCTGGGTACGGCGTATGCCTACCCATTGTGTATCTGGTTCAAAATAATTGGATGATATTATGTCGTCGGCGCGTGGATAAGCGCCACCCTTTACCTCAAGTTGCATCTGACCTGACTGGACCATATCAAGCTCAACCCGGTTAAGGCTTATGTTCCGGTCCTCCCCACCCCAACTGCCCTGCGGTGTCTGGCCAGCAAGTGACATGTCAGATGTTTCCACATAGGAACTGATCGCTAAGGTCGATCCATCAGTTATCTCATCAACACCATATTCATGCTGGTAAATGCTGGTTGACTTTGTCATAAAATAAACCTCAACCAGATCCAGGGTGCCGCCATTGGTCTCACGCACCCGGAATGCCCGGGCGGTTATTGGCGTCTTGATTTCAATATAATAATCTGTATTGGCCAGATAAGCTGTTGATTCAGTTTCAAACAGTAAGTTCCAATTGACACTGTCTTGCGAATATTCATAAACTAATTTATAGGTGGAATTGACAGTTGGGCGCATGCCAACCCGCACGATTTCCCGGGTAGTATTGGCGCCAAAATCATAGGCGATGAACCCATCCGGCGTGGTCTGCGTGCAGGAAGTTGTCATATTGTTGTCAAAAGCAAAAGAAGCCGTTCCTCCAGAACTAGTTGAAGGCAATCCCTGCAAGGCGCGAATGGTCAATGTTGGTGTGTTGTATTGGGATGCCATCACCGGATAGCGAAAAACCTGGCTAAAATACCCGGCAGTCCTTGATAGGGCCGTGTCATACCAAGTCTGGTCACGCACATTGTAAATCAATACATGGTTGCATTCTGTGGCGTTGCCACGGGGATAATGCCACCAGATTTCACCGTACCTTGGTACTTTTGTAACCCATATTTTTTGACGAAAATTATAATTCAGATTGTCAAAGAAAAAGTTCAAATTCATTTGATTAGGCACTTCACGCACTGTGCCGTCATAAACCATAAACCGGTCAACCGCTGGCCAGAAAAACAGCCCATCATACTCAATGATGGAAGAGGATGAAAGAACGCTAGATTGCTCAGTGATGGGCGTAAAGCGGAATACCGCCGCCCCGCCGATGTAATCACACCGCACCACCGAATCAAGCGTCCACAAAACCCCGCTTGGGCCGCTTTGACCGCGGGTTGGTAACCCCTTAATGATTTTAGTGCTGGCAATTCTGGCATTCCCGGCGATACCGCCTGTCCAATTGTTCGGCAGATTGGCATCACACCACCCCAAGAACCCGTCATTTCCGTATAACAGGGTAAATGGGGTAAACACGCATACGCCACCTGACACATTTGGCGCACTGGCAATTGAAGTCAAAGGCGTGTTGGCATTCACGGGGCCGTAATACAGTTTACCATTAACCTGGCTATCAATCGCGCCAAGGTTAGGGGCTACATGCGCCAAGAGAGAAACGCTAGTGCCGCCGCCATCAAACATGGTGGCAAATGTCCATAAATTATTATTGTTAGTCACCATGCCGACCGGGGTGCGATCACTGGCACTCGCACCAGAACCGTTCAGATCTACATCAAGATATTGTACTTTATACTGGCTGCCGCAATAAATGCGGTTGATTCCAGTGGCACTGTATACATACAGAGACCTAGTGACGCCATCAATATCATTGGTCATTTGACGGTATCCGCCAATTTTCTTGGGAACACCGCGATTCCAACGTGTCCATTGGGCATCAGTATAAAAATTACCGTCCAGGCGAGTCCCATCCCTTTTGATGCCAGGATTACAATTAATGGGGTAAATGATGTCTGGCATTATTTAAAATCCTCACCAAGTTCGGCTGCAACTGCCGATGTGGAACGCACGTAATAAGAAAGCAAATCAACAGCACTACCTGCCGTTGAAAGAACCGGGATTGATCCGCCCCGAAATTTCCAGAAAGATCCAAATGTGATCAGGCGTCCACCGGTGCCATCTTGAATGATTTCAATGATTCCTTGCTGACCAGCCGCTAGATTGATCGGGTTTGCCAATGTCACGTTGCCGGTTAATGTCAGGGTGAAGAAGTTTCCTAGTGAAAAATCAGGGGTGACGGTTGCGGAATACGTCAAGACAGTTGGGCCGTTTCTGGCCGCCCCCAGGGTTTCAATTACTCCGTGTGATCCAGTGCCAGTTTGGACGCCGGTGCTTAATAGGATGTCACCGCCCTTGCGGTTGGTGCCAACGCCGGGGGTTGCAGTCAAAACAATGTCACTGCCATTGCCATCCACCGCCGTGCCACCGGTTAACTTGACCTTGCCAGCGTTGCCGGATGTGCCGCCGCCATTACCCGCCTTGATTTCCGAATCAGCCCCAGGTGCAGTCGCGCCACCATTACCAGCTTGGGCCAAAATCCCACCCCCGGTGACCGCCCCAAATCCGTTACCGGATAAAATGGCAATAAATCCGGCCGTCCCAGCCCCAGCCAGATTGGCCGCATTGATAACCACGGGGCCAGCGATACCAGTACCGGTTTGATCACCAGCCGTGATATACACGCCACCACCATTTTTATTAGTGCCAACACCGTCAGCTCCCTCCAAGAAAGCTTCGCCGCCATTGCCATTAATAGGCGTTCCGCCCTGCACTAAGACATCGGCCCCGTCACCGGATGTGGATCCACCTTGCCCGCCCTTGATCGCAAGATCAGTACCATTCCCTGTCACCAGATCGCCTTGGGCACCAAAACCCTCAATTACTGCAGGTGTGTTAATGATGGCGGACTTAACCCGAACCAGATTAACGCCTGCTGCATCACCTAAGCCACGTAAAATCCCGCGCCCATTGCCGACCATTTCAATGGTTTCGTTATCTGGACGCCAAAAACCGGTGTTAACATCCGCCGTGAATGTGATAGACGGGGCGGCCGCAGTGCCATCGGTAAAATAAGCGGGAACGGATATCTGCATGGAAATCGAACTGACCCGGAATCGCTCATTGCCATCAGTCGTGATTGCAAATATACCAGCGCCAGGGCGGTAAATACCAGTGTCAGCATCATTAGTGAAGGCCAAACCAGGTGTACCAACGTTTCCGTCAGGTATGGAGAAGGCGCCAGGTGGAGTAACGGTATCAGCGTCTAGCACATTGGTGCCATCACACTTTACAATAATATGTTCGCCCTGCGGCAATGTGACACCAAGCCCGGCTGCAGTTTTTAACGTTAATGAATAGGCGCCAGACGTGTTGTTAAATGTAAAGTACTCCGCTACCACAGCTGGAACAATCACATTGATGTTCCCAGTCAGTGTGCCAAAATACCTGTGTTGGCGGTTGGATGCTTCGGCAGCACTCAAGACAACGTCAGTAGCGCCTGACACATTCTTTTGCAAATATGTGGATGCGGATGCTGCCACCTGGATTTGACGCCCAACCGTGAACAAGGCCGTGCCAGAGCAGACAACGATACAGGAGTATCCTGGGCTTAGGCTTATCGTTGTCGCATTATCAATCAGCTCGCTGCCATTTGGGTCAAGTACCAGGGCACCTGTGCCCTGGTTAGAAATAAGGCAGTAAAAGCCATTTGTTAAAGTAGCGGCCGAAGAAAAACTAAAAGTACCGGCTCCGCCTGTCCAAATCATCGCCTTGGCGCGGTCAGTGGTTAAAACAGTGTAATTTGTTGCATATGTTGAAAGCTGGGTGTTCGTGTTGAGCTTCGATCCAAGCGCGATAAGTCCGAAACCGGCAAGGCTTGCGGCATCAGCCGTTGAACTTCCAGCTCCGTATGTAATGCTGGCCCAAATACCAGCGTCAGTTGTGTTGTCGGTTAAAAATAAGAATTTAGCAACTCCAGGGGTGACGGTAGTGACGACAGCGCCACCATTGTTGCGAACCTCAAAATTGGTTGCTGAAACGTTCCTGAAAATGGCATATTCACCAACTGACGCCTGACTTGCTGGCGGCAATTGGATAAAAAGACCTGCACCAGATGGGGTTACATCCATAATCCGGGAAATAACTTGTGAGGATAGCATTTGCACATATGGCCATTCCAAAGTAAAACTGACGTCTAAGGCAATTTGTTCATAAGATATGACTGAGGGTTGGACGGACCGGCCGTCAAAAATTGTGAACATCTATCTGCTCCTTGCATATCTTAGGGGAAATTCAGCGAAAGCAATGCCATACATGCGGTTACCGATCCAGTTGGCCGTCGCGTTGGCTAATCCAATTTTGAATCCGTTGGATAAAATGTACCATTCATAGCTTCCTGGTAAATTGAACTCGGCATTATTCACAAACTGATAAGAAAACGGATATGCCTTATTAGTTGGTGCACGGACGGTATCCATCATAACGGCCCCATTGTCACCAGGAGCCGCCGAGAAATACATATACATACGCGGCGAAAAACCGGTGTAAACCAGCGGGCCATCGACTGATCCATTCCCATATACGGAATAAACAGATGAAACATTGGGAACGGATCGCCATAGATAAACAATGTAATCGGCAGCCGACACATTCAGATTGTTGGTGGCGTTGTTGGTGACCATGAATTGGGTTGAAGACCAAAGACCAGTACCAAACGGCGTGTTTGTAACGGACGCCGCGGTCACCCCGCCGGTTGAATCAGAGCGCATGAAGTAATTCTGGGCACCCAGCAACCCAAAATCGCGGTGCCACAGATACCAACCACCCGTACCACTGCGGCGTTTAAAGAAAGCAAATTCAGGAATACCACCAAGGCCATGTGTGACAGCCCGGTTGGCTGTGCCATCACCGGTGTATTTTACGATATCAAACCCGGGGACAGTTCCCTTGACAAAATTCCAGGAAAAGAAATTGTTGGCGGTAGTGCTGATGCCAGTCGTGTTGGCAGGCATTGAAAATCCATTGCCTGTCAAGGAGAAACCTGCAATCGCCGCCCCTTCCGCATTGATCGAATCAGCAAATATGGGGATGTTACCGCTGCGCTCGGTGTCAAACAAATAATGCGATACGTTGGCAGACCTGTTTTTGATCCAAGCCAAATTGGGCGAGAATGCCAGTGAACTCACGGAGACCGGCAAAGCCGATCCGGTGTGCAGGGCCGCATCCACATAAATATTTGGTTTTGGGAAAGCTGGTGCTTGTATGCGCATCGTGTTCAATGGTAAAAATCCTGCGGGCGGGGCATAGGTGAATGGGTATTGCCCGAAATTTGCAGCAGCTTCCCGAATGAAGGCTTGTGATCCGCTTGCAAAATGCCATGGCCTGTCCATGGATATGGAGGAATAGGCGGGATTTGTGCCAGCCACCGGATCACCGGTGTCTTGCCACACATTGTTTTTAGAAAAGAACAACTTGCCGTTATCGGCGTCAAAAGCGATCCCTATAGTGTCGCCGCTGGTAAATGTATTGCCGTAAGCGGCAGCAACGCCACCGGTATATTTGTTGCCATTGGATCCGCGGTAGGCCATGCCGAAAGCATCAGATCCGGGATAGGCGGCATAAGCCGCAAGAGAACTGACCAGACCAAACATGCATTCGCTGGCCGTGCCGGTTGCCACCGGCTGGAATTCCGCATACCATTTTCCTGATTGCATGCCAAAAGTGGATTTGACAAACCCAGCCAAAGCCGCTGCATTGCTTTCACGCAGATTGCCCATGGTGATAACGCGCCCTGTCGAGACCACGGGATGGTTATAATCCCAAGTGGTGAAATTGGTGTTAACCGGGTTATCAAACATGCTGTCGGTATAAGTGGTGACCGATAAATTGTTGGCGGTAAAATTATTGCCGACACCGCTATAATCACGGCCCAAAGCAGCCGTGGTTGATGAATCGCCAAAACGCAGATGACAGCCATTGGTGCCGTATGTTCCCCCATAAGATCGGTGCACCCACTGCCCGGTGGTTGTATTTAATCGGCCAAAAGAATTGGCATCCAATTGCTGCCCGTCAATCCAATAAAGATGGGACATATAGCCGCCATACCCTAAATTGGCAACACTACTATTGCCGAGCATCATGGTGGCGCCCGCATTGTTCCAATCGGTAAAATCATAATTCAACGCTGGATAAGTGGCAGGTGAAAATCCAGTGATTTGCACCCCGTTCCAATACATTTTGACCCTGTCCGCTGCCACCACCTTTTCCGTATCGATGGCAACAACCAAATGCCCCCAGGCTGTATTATCGATAAAAACCCTGGTTGAAAGGATATTACCGGAAGCACTATTATTCAATGCCAGATACAATTTACCATCACCGGTGAACCCAAGCCAATCCTTGGCTGCCAAAGCACCACCGCTCAAGATTATATCCCTAACGCTCGTACCGCCGATCACCACATTGGTTTTTTTTAGCCAGACACTTAAGGTTGCCTTGCGGCGGGACCCAGTTGCGGACATAGTTCTGGTTAGGGAGCGTGTGCCGCCGAGCCGCAAGCTTTTTTCGGTTGCATTGCCGCTGAATAGTAAAGACCCCTGAAGCAGGCTCATGCGCCCTCCTGTGTATTGCGGTCAACAGCTTGGCGCATGTCCTCATTAAGCAAGGATGACATCGCCTTCTGGTATTTTGCCTCACACACCGCTTCCTGTTCACGGTTTTTTACTAAAACTGCACTTTCAACTAAAGTTGCATACAAAAGGCAATCTGGGGCGTTATTAGTCCAATAATTAGCCTGTGAAGCGGCGGTCAATGGCCCTGGGGTGATATAGCAAATCATTTCATAGGCATATGCCTGATCAGGGGTTGGCAGGATCAAAAAATGCTCATCGCTGTAATCACAGTAATATTTTGGGGTCAGCCTTTGGTTTCGATTGCTCCAATAGGTGCTCATAAACTCATACGTGCGACGATAAATAGGAGTAAATTGGTCGTTTAGACTAATTGCAATACTCACGGTTTCCCGCCACCGAGATGGCTTTTTCAAAACAGGACTGCCGGATGTCAAGTTGCCCGTGATAGCTAACATGTTACCCAAAGTTTTAGAATCCTTGGCAAGCCTAGCCTCTGCCAACATGATACAGCGATCAATATCGTCATCGGTAAATCCGGCATCATCAGGGCCACCACGCTCCATATAGCTTTTAACCATGGTTACCAATGAACTATATGTCATGTAAGGAGCGGCCATTATACGTACTCCGTGACGGCAAGGCCGATCGGCTCACCCCGTTCGGCATAAGCTCGGTCATTCACCATAAAAGCGTCAACAACCACATATGTTTTGGTTGGGTTGAGAGCCGGATGGGATATCAGCCACTCACCAGCATATATAATGGATATAATCTGCTCAACATTCATAGGGCCATCCTGCGTGGTGGTGGTGCTCAAATTTTCCACAATGATGATTTTGGAAGTATCGTTCAGGTAAAAATAATCCAAGGCACGCATATATCTCATAAATCACCGTCTTTCGGCTCCAATGACTGATTAGGCCTGGCATTTGGCAAAGCAATCTGTTCCATCTGGCGCTGTGGCTTGCGCTGCGGATCAAGTTCATCAACGCAAACGCGGCACACAAGCAAACTCGGTTTATTCGGATCACGCACGCGATCCAGATATTTTACCTTAAACCCACAGCGGTCACACATGGCAGGTGTATCTTTCGGGATGCGTAAATTGCTCATTTCGTGTACCCAGAAATATTAGGCAGCATATAAATTGGAGATGGATTGCGCTCTTCATCGCTTACTTTTTGTTTGGCGATTTCAGCATTGCGCTCAATGTTTCCTACCCGCTCCCAATCAACGATATCCCGCGGCAATTCATAAATCATCTTAGCAGCCAACCCCCAGGTCACGGCGTCAACCCAGCGCACCGGCACATCAAGCTCGTTGGTCATGGCACCCACATCCTGGGGATGCATATGCAGGTAAAGAACCACGCAATCAAACGAATTGGTAGGGGCTGGCCACAGATCCATGATGGGCTGAGTGCGGCGCCTATCAAAATAATACTGCAAAACATTAGAGCCGTTTGATGTTCCCTGGAACAGGGTTTTATTCGGAATGGCCGCGTAATTGTCGATATTCATCGACGTCATAGTTGTTTCATAAATATTGGAAGCAAAAGCAATTTCACGCACATTAAGGGTTGCGCCTCCGGTTTCTCGCACCCGGAAGTACCGGCCATGCAGCGTTTCCGTGAAATCCGTATAAACCCATTTTTTATCTGGATAAATCGCGCCTTCTGATTGAAGCACTTGGGTCCATGTGACATTATCCTTAGACGATTCCCAAGCCAGGGTATAACCTGCATCACCATTAGACATCAGACCGCCCATATATATCACAACTGATTGGCCAAAATCATAGGAAATATACCCATTGGCCGACACCTGTGTGCAAACGGTTTGAATATCTCTATCAAATGCATTAGCAGCACTTCCACCGGCTGAACTGAAAGGTGATCCCCCACTCGGAGCCACAAAACGACGGTAAAGGGCTGCCTTAATCCCAACAGTTGAAACGGGCAACGTGATCTGGGTCTGGGTGGTCGTCAATGGCATGATATATTTATTAACAACCCAAAGATTGGTGCCGTCATTAGAGGTTGTGACCAGGAAAGCGAATAAAGCCTGCTTCCCGATTCTAGCAGCCTCACCCGGCATTGACCCAGATGACACGCCACACCGCCTGCAGGCGCTTTCCACAAGCTCATCAATCGGTAAGGTTGTTAATCCGGTTGTCCCGCTGGTCGGCATAAAAACCCCTAATCATGAATAATGGTTATAGAGCCGCCCGGTAATTCCACGTAAATGCCAAGTGGAAACAGCAGACCAAGATCGGCGGAAACTGGCTGAAACGGCTCAATCATACCGGCAGGCAAGGTGATATTTAATTTCACGTCACCCGTGATGCTTCCGTCCCTGAATATGAAATCACCGCCCCCGCTAGGGGCGGTGATGATCACGGAACTCATGCGGACACGACGGTTAACGGCTAAGCCGCTCACCGTCATTTTGGTGGATCTTAGGAAATTTACAGACATGTTTACCCCGCATATTGTGCTACACCATAAAGCCCATCGGCTGTGTCAGGATCTTCAGCCCATATCAAATAGGTGATTTTTTTTGACCCATCTGGAGTGCCGGCCGGAACGAAAGTTCCGCGCACATCACCGGTGGTGGCGCTGGCTGTCGTAGTGTCGGCAGCAACAAAGGTGCCGCTGGTTACGAAAGCCGTGTCAAAAAACATCTGCACCGCATCACGGGCGTTCACACGGTAAGGCAACCCCATGATAATGGTTGTGCCAAGAATGACTGTGCCAGCCGTGGCAGCGCTGGCAACAGCCCCGGTGACGCGCTTAAATGCCTTCTTGCCATTGACGGTTGATGTGCCGTTTAAAGCAATGGTCTCCACCATCAATTTGTTGTAAAGGTCATACCCCGTCACCGTGATGGTTTGGGTTGTGTCACTAGCATCACTGGATACAATAGATAGCGCCCTGGCATAATCCAGAATAGCCACCGCAGCACCGTCAACGGTTGTAACAAGGGCACCGTTCAAGGTTAAGGCTCCGGCCCCTGCAGGGGTTTGGGCAGCACAAATACCGTCGGCATCCAAATTAATGGGAGTCGTGCGGTATGGCGGGGCATAGGCCCCCATCGGCAGGCCCCAGGTTGTCCTAGAACCGCGCGGCGGGGCCGCCCCTGTACTCAAGCGATCGAAAAAATGAGATTCAGACATAGAATCCTCCCCTAAATACCTTGGTTTCCGTAGGCACCGTGCCAGTCAGTCCAGTAGAATTTGTACCGTTCACGACCAGCAAACTGTAAGCTAGCGGTATTGAAATCAGGTTCAGAACGGCGTTCCAATTTCACACGTTGCGCCAATTGCAAGCCACGGCCGCAATCGGTGGTCACAAACCAAGCATTCGCAGAAGTCAACCGCGTTAAAACGGCCAAGCCTTTGGTCGCCCCAAAAAGCGGGTTGATGTCATTGGCGGTGGTACCGGTACGCAACTGGGAATTCAGGATGATTTTACCTTGATTCTCAAGTTCGGGTGGCAGAACAACTTTCTCAATCTTGACGCTGATGGCACGTGTGCCGTCAAAAGCCAATGCCTTGCGGACACGGATGGTCGCGTCTTCCATGGAAGTTTGCGAGAAGGCGGCCGATGGCAACAAGTTCGAATCAGTACCGCCAAACTTCAAAGGATGGTTGTTGGCGAACAAGGCCACACCGTCACCCCCGGTCTGCACACCGGCGTTAAAGCCGAAGTTCAGAACGTTGGCAGCGTTGATTTCCTTGGCTTCCACAAATGAACGGCCGAGATACTCGCTGTATGCCTCGCCAAGACCCATATGTTCGCCATCTTCGTAAGCAACGTCTGTTATGGCAAAGCCAAGCGCGTATTGCTCATAATTATAAATGGCCTGATACATTTCACCGCTGTTGATCAAAGGCGTTTGCATGCCTTCATTCAACCGCTGCGCGGCACCAAGACCAGCCAACATCACTTCTTGATGCTGAGAGCGCGGAGTTGGCTTATCTATATTTTTGAAAATCATGTCGTATTGGACTTCGGCCTTGTTATAGGTATCCAAGAACACCCTATTCATATAAGGCCCGACAACGTCGGCGACACTTCCTGATGTAATACTCATATTTTATATTCCTTACTGATTATAAGACGTTCTTATTGGCGGTTAATTGCGAACGACCGATATAGCCGACCACAATCGTGTAAGCATCTGCAGCAACGTTGCCAAGGCGTTGAGAAAAACCCATGATGCGGAACTGCGCCGGGTTACCGGCACCAACCAAGGTTGGGCTTAAAGTGGCACCGGAGGTACCCGTCACAGCACTGCCGACCGTATTATTGGTAAAATCCGCACCGTCCCCAACCGCCGTTGCGGCGATGGACCCGGTTGACTGGATTTCATAAATAGTTGTAGGATCAGCATAAACAAACACTTTGATGTTAGTCGCAACAGTGTTTGCGACCCAGCGGTTAGTTTTAATAACCGGACCGTTAATGGATGTTTGATATTCAACCCATGCAAACGCACCCAATAAGTCTTCAGCGCCAGCTGCTATATCAATAGTACCTGCGGTGACGAGCTTAACAGCGGTGCCTTCATAAAGATTGGTGGCGTAGCCAGAAGCCAATCCGCCCGGGAAGCATGTAGGCTTTGGTAACACCCCGGCTATATTGGCAATCGGTAAAAGCCCGAAAGGGGCAAGTACTGTTGACATTTTATATTTCCTTTATTCTTGAAATTCGTGGAATTTTTCACCACGCTGCACCCGGTTCTGCATTTGCTGGCTGACGGAAATGGAGCCGCCATCCTTGCCGAATGAGTGGTTTTTGGGTCGCGTGATGTATTCAGATAATTTTTCCTGGTCAATATTGTTCATATTGAGGCCGATGCGGCTTTGCGCCGCCATGTAATTCTCCAAGACGTCGTTTGCGGCCGTAACGGTTGCCAATTGACGGGCCGGTCTTTGGCTGTGATTAAAATTCATCATCTTTTGGTAAAGTGATTTCTTAATCCGCCCTAAAACCATTTCCCGCACGGTGACATAAAGTCCTTGATCACCGCCTTCGGTGCGCATGCCCTTGAATTCCGGCCGGTCAGCATACTTTACACGCTGATAGCCAACCTCAAGGCGTCTGTGGATGGGATCTTGAGGGTTATTGGTGGTCAGCCAGCAATAATGCCATTCGTCATCATGCGGAAGGTTTGGCAACAAATTGGACTGGGTCGATTGGGCGTAGAGGGCAAAACGCTCCTCATCCGACATTTCGATTGTGTCTGTTGCGCGGTTTTCCGCCTCTCGCGGTTCACGGCCCGGTTGGTCTTCCATCCGGTAATCCGATCCGTCACGGTGAATTGTTTGGGTGCTTTCTTTTATGACTTTGGCCATTCTAACTTCTGTCCCTCTTTTGTTCGATTTTACGCTTATCATGTTCCTTGCAGCTTTCGGCGTATTCCTTGATTTCCTTTTCGGTCATCTTCCGTTCACGCACAAATTGCAGGCGTTCAGCGCTCAATCCATATGATTTGTAACTTGCCGTCTTGCTTCCGCCGCTCACAACACTTGCGGGTTGCTTGGCTGGTGCAGGGGCCACTTTTGCTTGTGGCGCGGGCTTATTGGCCACGCTTGCTACGGTTGCAGATCCGCTCAGATTCGGATAACGAGCATGAAGCTCTTGGTCTAATACTTCCCAGAATTCATCGGTTGCCGCACTATATCCGGCCCTTGTCAACTGTTCAGCCACACCCCTTGCAGCAACGTGCACGTGGGCGTATTCTTTACCAGTTGCGTTGGCCCATGGATTGCGATCAACCCATTCATCACGCAATTCTTCAGCTTTCAGCTGAATAGCTCGCGCTTTGTCATCAGGCGTTTGACTTACTTTTTTCTTAGTATCTTCGTGCTGGGAACGAAGCTCCGTTAACATTTCCCGGCGATCGTCGATCGCCTTTTCAATTTTAACGATAATTTCAGGACCCTTGCCTTCAGATAGAGCCTTGTATTTCCCTTCTTTTAATTTTTGAAGGTCGGCCTCGGTCTGTTTGATAGACCGGTCTATTTCGCTCTGACTACTTTGCAGTGCTTTGCTCTCAAAATCCCGCAGGCGGGATTCAAGTTCATCGTACCGCTTGTTAGCCCGTTTTAAATCCCTTTTCATCTTGTAATATTCGGGATCACGGACGGGTGACTTTTTTTCTGGTTTCAGACCATCAGATTCGGACTCATCGACCGATTCAGGTGCTTCTTTCTCAACCGTCTCCACCTCAGACGGGGCACCCTCAACTTCCTCTTCCTGTTCTAGTACAGGCGCCGGTGTGGTTCCGGCGGAAGCCTCTGGATCCATATTATCAATGGCGCCAGGTTTCTTGGTATCAACTGCCATAAATTTTATTCCTTTTTCTATTTCTTGTCAAACGACCATCCTAAACAGTTGCCTTGATTAGCAATGGGTCGCCAATGATTTTTGCAAACGCTTCCGCATCATTAATGGCTGTAAAGCCAACCACGGATTTATTGCCATTTTGGTCGATATAAGGCACATCCCAACGCTGGCCAGCATATTGCGGCAACATCACGTACTCGCCCGGCCTTGCCCAGTCTTTTTCAGGCCATGATTCGCCAGTGGTGCGGTTCTTATAGGCAAGCGGTCCCAACGAAATAACCTTAGCGACCTGGGAATTGACTTTTTCGAAATCCTGGGTGCCCTGGGCCAATATAACACCACCCCTGGTCACGGTTTGGGGAACGCGGATCTGCAGTAAAATCTTGTGCCCCAAAGGAATAACTTGCGGATCAACATCAGGGAAAGCGTCTTTAATGGTATAATCGAATGATTTAGTGACTGGGGCGACCACTGGTATATGTGACATTACTAATCCTCTTCTGGTTTGTATAAATTGTCCTTAATGATATCGACGGCCATTCGCATGCCATCAATTTGGTAACGAACTGATTTGAAGAATTCATAATCAATCGAAGCGTTCGGCTCAAACATCCGTTGGGAACGATCAGTGATCTCCCTGGAGATAATTGATTCAATGGTCTCCAGTACCTCTCGCCAATCTATTGTGCTTAGCATGCGCCCTTCGGTGGTTTTGGGTAGGCTACGGGCTTGTTTTTTCTTGGTTTATTCTCAGTACGGCCTTTCATGGCTTTATCCTTTCGGGTTTGGGTTTGTCAGCGTATTGCCATTTTTCATATGGCCAGCCGATCCCTGCTGACGGATTCGGGTTTCGGCGATCTTGGTGGCTGTGGCGTTGTCCTGCTGATTAATGACCAGGTCTTTTCGGACCTGTTGCTGCGAGGTTGCAACGTCAACCAAATTCTTTTCCTTATCAACTTGAACACGATTGGCATCAATTGATACCTTAGCCTGATCCATTTGTTGATCATGCTGCTCCCGTGTGGCTTCAAGTTGCAACTCCTGGGATCGCAATTGGATGTCTGCTTTATCCTTGGCTGCCTTGCGCTGGGTTTCAGACTTGGCAATTTCAGCCATCTGCATGCTTGGATCCTTTTGCAAGGTTTCAAGCTGTTGTTGTTGTTGCTCTTGTTGGATTTTGACCCATTCCGCCAACACATCTTTGGCAAACGGGGCGACCATTTGGTTGTAAAGGGCAATAACATGCGGAGTAGCGGCGGCCATGGTTTGTGACTGTATGGCCTGGAATTTTATTTCCTGATCGCTTGACTGCGGCAACTCGCTAATGTCTTCGGCGCCTGAAGCAGCACTTAAAACCTTGTTCATGGCTGTTGCGTATATAAACTTCATATGTTCTATCACGTGCGAAACAATCATCGCCCTCGCCTGTGGGTTGCTGAAGAAAACCTGGGCCAACACTGGGTCTCGGTACACTCCCCAATGAGTCATGATGTGGGCCATATGGTCTTGGTCTTCAAAGACACTAGGTGGCTTCAGCATGGAGGCCATCACATTTTCCTGGGCAGGATCAACTGATTCAGGTTCGTCAGACGGCATCAACAGTGATTCCGGGTCTGATATTTTAAGCGTCTGCAAATTCCGTAACTGAACGGCGCGGGGATTATATACATCAGGAGCCTGGGCCGCCAATTGCTGCACAGCTTGCATTTGGGCATAACGCTGCGCTTCAGAAAATATATTTGGGTCAGAAACGGGAATGATGTTACACGGGCCTGCATAATCCGACCTTCTGATTATATCATCACCCAATTGCTTCTTAACCAGATCATCGTCTAGGTAGATGCTGTTTAGACGATGAATTGCCTGCAACAGGATGCCCATGGCATGATGCAGGCGGGTGTGTATGCTGGAGAATACCTTTTCCCCCTGCTCGATCAGTGCAAGGGTAGTTCCGACCGGCGCTTCACTATTTGGGTCGCTCATCCGCTCCCCGATAGATCCAACCAGGGAACGGGCAGAGGTGTTCATAAAATTCATCAACTCAACTAGCATTTGGCTGGGTGGATTAAATGGCAGCGGCATAAACAATTTGCGGATGTCATCCGTTGGCGCCGCATCAATCTCCTGGATTTGGCCGATGCTAATATTCATATTCTGACCGCTCATTTTGGCGCCTTTGAGCTTGATCAGGGTAGCTGAATTATTGATGTGAGCCGCATCAAGGAGGGCGCGGAGTGATCCGGTTAAAGCTTTAGCAATATCATTAAGTATTTGGGCAAAGCCGATTGGATAAGGCCCGTCCCACGGAATGCATGGGAATTCGACCATGTGGGTCGCCGCCTTTTGGGTGATGTCACCATCATCCCAATTGCGGTAAACTGCCAGGATTTGCTGGGATAATTCATCAATGACAACAATATAAGGAGCTTCATAATTTTTTGAAAACTTATCCTTGATGTCCAAATTAACATAACATTCAAATATGCTGCGAATTTCGTCAACGTTAGCATTTTCATTTTGATTGAACTTGGATACTTCCTTGAGCGCACTCTCTGTATCTGTCATTTGGGGACGTGGAGCCTTTTCGGGGCTAAGCTCGATGTCACGATATATGCCGCGGGCCATCATGCCCTTGATCTCGCTAGACGTCATATTCAGTTGATGTGTCTTGCGCCAAGCAGTTTGGAAATTTGAGCAATCTTGCGGCACATATACCTTATCAACCGACACAAATTGAACGCGCGGACGGCGCAGGATGTCGTCATACCATAATTTCACATAGCCGCTGCCACCGAAGAACAACTGCACCATAGTTTTTTCAAGCTCGGGCCGAAATTCCACAATCTCATTGCTTAACTGGTAATTGATGTGGGTTCTTTTGGCATCCGCCTTCTGTATGGCTTCCGTGGTTTCAGGGCCGATGATCTGTGTTTTTGCAATCCCGTCGCTTGGCAGCAAATTCTTAATGGCGCGGGCGGAAAATTCAAAAACAACCTCTTCAACCAACGGGTATGAAACCGTGTTTGCCCCCTCAAAGGTTGCGCCTTTGCTGGCCTTATCATCGGTTAGGCCGGAATTTCTGACCATTTCAGCATAAGATTTATCGCGGTTTTTAATGCTTTCCTTATCAACATCAATCTTTTTGGTCAGGTCCATGGCAAGTTGATCAAGCTCCGAATCACTTAAATATCCGGCGGCCAGATTGTCATAAAATTCGTGCTTTTCAGATGATTCCTCGCTATCGTCGTCTGATTCGGATTCTTCCTCAGCTTCATCAATTGAATCGTCCATCTCCTCTTCAATGGGGGGTGGCAGATCAGTGATAAAATTTGTTTTTGGCAAAGCATCGGGATTAATTGGCATAAGGGTTCCCCACCGGTTTCTGATAATAGGTTGGCTCTGGTTTTTCATAGTCATAGGTCAGGAAGCCAGCATCGCGCAGATAGCGCAATCCTTGGGTAAAGGCATCCACATAGTCATCGTTCTTAACACTGCCTGGGCCTGCGTAATCAGTGACCTGATCCAGGAATTTCCTCACCCATTCGACCGGCTGGCCCATTTCTTCCTTGTCCTCCAACACATAAACCATGCCGGAAGATACCAATGGCGCTACCACGTTAGCCCGCTGTAATTTATCAACATTGCCAGGGTTGTAAGGACGCACAGGTATTTTTAATCGGTTCATTTCTTGGATTAGCGAAATACCAGATCCCTTTTCTTCAATCAGGATCAATTCGGGACGGGTTTGGTTATAAGAATGATTAAATTGTTTTAAAGTTTTTTCCCGCAAATCAGGGAATGACAAATGCTCATCCCATGCGTCACAAATCAGTACTGCGTTCACTTTTGTACCATCTGGCAGCTTTTCCTTGAACACCGCCAACGCTAAGCAGGCACTATAATCAGGCTGGCGGGTTTTGGTGTTAAAAGTCTTTTCCGTAAAAGCGGTGTCCATGGAAATAATTAAATAATCAAATTCCGGTAGCGGCTTATGACGCGGCCACAGCCTAATCCAGCCGCGCTTAAAGATGCCTTCCATACCGGCTGAAATTATTTCCCCATAAATCTCCTGCTTGCCAAGCGGCGTGTCCTTGTACCGCTCCATATTATCCAAATATTTCTTTGGCAGATTACGGGCATTTTCATAGGACGATCCAGTCGTAAGTTTCGTTCCTGCATCCTTATAAAGGCGGCGGATAATATCAATCGGCTTCGGGGTTGTGGTGATGATGGTGCGCGGATCCGATCCAAGACGGTTACCCATCTGTAGGTTGTCCCACGTCTCATCGGCATTCGGCCATGAAGCAAGCTCATCACACCATAGGCGGTGGAATTGATGGCCACGGGATTTTTCAGGTTCATTGGCAGAAAAACCCTTGATCATCGTGCCATTTACCAAAATAAGTTCTACCAATTGGGCGTTATAACGTGCTATAAGTTCTTCTGGAATAATGTTTAAAAGACCAGTTTCTCCTTCGAAGCAGACGGACCTAACATCACTGAAGGTGGTTGAGCAGACACCAAGGCGGGATTTTTTGTTCAGATAGCCAAACCAACCCATATCATTGGCGCCAACCAACGTTTTACCGAATCCGCGGCCTGATAGAAGCATCCAGTGATGCCATTTACCCGCAGGGGTTAATTGGGACGGTCTGGCCTTTGCCAGCCAGTTCAAACGCCAGTTGACGGCAATGACGTCAAGTGGATCGGCATCCGCTGCACTCTTTCTAAGGATTTCGTTGTGATTTGTGATCTTGTTCACAGTTTATTTACCATTTGTTCTGTAGAATGCATTAGATGGGTAATGGAGGGTAACATGCTGGAAAAACTAAAAATGCTGGCCGACATGGCCCAAGAGATTATATTGCTAGACGAAAAGATTGAAGAAATCGTCACAGGCAAGAGTTGGGATGATGATATGGATGAGGTTGATTCCATGATACGGGAATTGAAAAAGAAACTGAACATTTAATCAGGCTCCTTTTCTGCCTTGACATCAGGCAATACAAAGGTTCCGTCTGAACCCTTGCTCACTTCCACAAGCTTTTTTTCTAAAATAATTGATTCAAGTGATGCCAGGGAATGAAGCATTTTTTCCCGTGCCTTGCGCTGCTTTTCCTTGGCTTCGCCCATGTCTTTCGGCAAATATTGCTCATATAGAAACATCAGGACGGATGGGTTGCTTTTTGACAAAAGCAAACTGTTGCGGCGCAATACCATCTTAAAAACGCCAAAACCAGAATCCCAGGCTTGACGCAGGGCCGGTTCACGCTGTAGGATGAATTCAAATTCGGCAATAGTTACATCAAAGAAATCAGCGGCATCGGCCACTTCGGCGCCAATTCCCCGCAGCTTATATAGGCTGCCAGCAGTTATCTCATTTTTGCTGATGAATGGGGCAACAAGTGCTGAAAACTCATAGGCGGCCGATAGGCGCAAGGATTCTTTTTTATCTTCCTTGTCCCCCGGGTCATCCTCAGATGAATCCGAAATATCCTCCGCCCCCCTTTTGGAGGAAAGGTTGACTATTTTTTCAAGAAATTCTGCTTCTTCCCGATCGAGAGACGACTTTTTATTAAGTCGCTCGCTCATTCTCCGGCTTCATACCTTTTTTCCTGATTTGTGGGTGTGATAAGCTGTAAATATGCTTGCCAATTGAACGCAATTTTCGTGATCTCGCCAAACGAGTCAAAAACTCAGAAAGAGGGATTACATCAAAAATAAAACCATATTTGGAATACAGTAGAGCTGCAATATCATCAAAATCCAATACTTCACCGTTCTTAAAAAGAGAAAGTATCATCTTTCCAAGTGATTCGGATTGCACTTGACGCTTCCATGCCCGCACGGGTGAGGCAATTTGGCCTCTGTGCCTGACTAATGGCGGGTTTTTAAGGTTTTCCAACGCCACGACCTTTAATTGTAGTAACAATTTAACATTTAATGTAGTGTATCTATAAACAAAAGTCAATGTTTTGTATTAAAATAATTTGTGATTCATATCACAGATTTCACATCTATTGCCTGCCATGATATCTCAAACAACAGGAGGATATCATGAAAATATGTAATAAAGGTCAAGGGGTAATTGAGTCCGTGAGAATAGAAAATATGAAGTTGGAGGTTGACAGCATGGTCAACTCCCTCGAGGTATGCCGAAAAAAAGTCCATGGCAAAAGAAAATCACTGATATCTGTCTCCGCTGATAAATTGAAAGGTGAAAGTCTTCAGTCTTTCGTCGAAAAACGGGATTTTTGCCTGCAGCGGATTGATCAATTATTGAACATGATCGACGCCAGCATACTGGAATTGAATGTGGCTGACTTTAATATTGATCGATGGAAAACCGAGAAAGATATGGCTAAAAAATCTGGCATCGAAAGGCTTATCAACAATGATTTGACGGATATCATATCCGCGCAATTGCATTTTGGGGAAACCCTAGCAACGGTTAATGACCTGATGGATTTGATCATGATAATCGCCGACCTATCCCAATAAGATAAGTCATTTTCCCGGTTTTACAATTTTTGAAACCATTCAACAGCAAGCGTAAATAGGTGGATTGTTCAGAATCCACCTATAAGCTGGGAAGAAAGCAGGACCGCTAACGCTTAGCCCTGCTTTGCTATGTCGTCTCTGGGAGAGATCAATGTCTTGGGAGATATTGATACGCCCATATGACCACATTATGGAAAATCTGTCAAACGACCATCCCAAAAGAAAACCCCAAGCCTAGCTTGGGGTTTTCTTAGAGACTAAATAACTAAACACACAGATAGAGTAAACCATCAATTACACAGGGATTGTTTACAAATCAACCGTACATTTTTCAAAATAATTGTCAATGGCAATATGCTTTTTGTTTTTATAAATCGGCATTAGCCATTTAAGTTCTGTATTCTGTCCGACACAATTCTTGTCCCAAATGAACCATGCATGGGCGGTTGTGCCACTGCCAGCGGTCTGGACGCCATTGGGATAGAAGGTGATTCGTTCGCTAAAAACCCACAAGCGGGTCGGCGGTGTGCTGGCAAATATTGTCTTGGCACGCGATCCGCCTTCCAGAAATGCCAGGCGCAATAACATGGCAACCTTATGATCAGCCCTGGCAAGCGCCGCCTCGGCAAACTGCTGGGCGCTGTGAAATGGAGGATTGGTGATGATATTGTCTGCACGCGAATCGGATTTGAAAAAATCAATGCCCGGGTCACCATAACCATAATCATAAAGATCCGTGCTGCGCACATCTTGGTAAGATGTTTTTAAAACTTTGGACATGGCACCATCCCCGCACGCCGGTTCCCAAATAGACCCTTTGAATTTCTCGTTATCCAGCAGAGCATAGGTAGCCCAGCTTGGTGTTGGATAAAAATCTGCACCAAGTTCAGCGCGTTTTTTTGGGGTTGGCATGAGGTGTGAACCAGCGATCACTATTTGTTCCATAAAAAAATCCTTTAAAATAGCCTGTCATATATCCAGAAAGCTGCGTTTGCCAAGAAAGTTATGGCAACCATGCAGGCGCAGACGCCAATAATCAAGATGGACATCAAGCTGGATTGGCTGAATGGGACAGCAATATGCTCCTTATATTCATCGCCTTTGCGATAAACGTGGCACTCTAAATCAAATACGTCCATACACGCCTCCTAATGCACGGTGGTGCGTTGCAATTCCGCACCATTTTGAATGTCCGCCACCAAATCACTGGCCTCAATCAAGGCCGTGACTAAAATCATTTCCCTGACACCAGCGGCAGGCCCACCATATTTCCTAAAGATTCTATCAATCAACTCGCATAAGTCAATGGACCTGGTTCCATCAAAAATAAGATTAAATATTTCACGGCCGTGAACATTTATTTCCCTGACAACCTGTGCGAATGCCTCAATTTCCATTTTTTTCACGATAATACTCCCTTATTTTTTCAGCCCACATGGCGGCATTACGCGAATATAATTCCAAAACATCAGATTTTATTTTTCCAGCAGCCCCAAGTAATTCATCTTCATTAATCATCAATATCCTCGCAATCCGAATGATAATATCCTCGGATATCGACCATGACTTGCAATTCTCAAGCGATGAAATGTGCTGACGAGTGGTATCGGCCGCTCGCGCCAAGGCGGCGGTGCTTAAACCTAAATTCTGCCTTCTTTCCCGAATCAATAACCCCAGAGTATCAATTCTACTCATTCATCTTCTCGTCTAATGGGCTTTTAGCGGTTTTTTGTTTATTCATTGGTACCAAGGCAACAATGGACAAAATACTGGATCTTGGGATATTGATGCCGCCCTTGCCTTGGTTAAACTCCGTTTCCTTGCCTTCAGAAAAATGTGGCATTATGGTGATGCATTCGGCATCCTCATAAACCACTGTTCCGGTTGAGCGTATGGTCGCCAGCGTTTTGACCCAATCAGATTTAAAGGCCCATCCACCATCAGCAGCGGTCGCATCTTTCCACTGCACCAAAACAATTTCGTTTAAATAGCTGGCCGGTTTGCCCTTGATTTTTGCCCTGTACAATTCCGACCAGACATCATTTACCTTTTCATCCCATATCTTCTTTAGATTTTCATCATCTTTGTTCAAATCAACCCAATCATCTTTTTCATTTATTTGCATTCTCAGCATCCTTGCTATTCTTCTATAAATATTATAGACATTGCATGTGTAATTTAACATTTGCGAATTTCTGTGTATCGAAGTTTTCCGCAGCCACGCACACTGAAGGTTTTATGTAGAAATGCCTAGATACATCCGTTTATATTTCATCTAGTTCTAACAGAAATTTTTCATCTTGATTTGCCCAAAGAAACCGATTATCACAGCATGTCCCGACCAAAACACAGGCCCCATTGATCCGGCTTAGAAATTGGTATCGCATGATAGGTGCCAATGGCACAATTTGTTTGCAAGTTTGGCATTTTGCAGTATCACGCCCCTCATCCACCCTATAAAATTTTTTATGGCCGGTGTCATTAGTTCTATTGCGCTTCATCCCTCAACCTCTCATTTTCAGCGCGTAATTTATACATTGCATGGCGCACACCATCATCAAATGATCGGTTAATTATTTCCTCAATAAATGGGATTAAAACTGTTTCTAGCTTATATCCCCACAGCAAGTCTGCAAACTCCTGAGCTATGCTTGCCACTACTGCATCTGTTGTCCATGGGGTAAATGGCACTGGATTGTGAGTGATCATTTTCATTAGAATGCAACGAACTTGATTTGCTGGATCACTCGGATCTGGCCTTAGATTTTTATTCATAATCTCATTAAAGGCTTTCACCATATGATCAGGAATAACTAACGTCGGTCTATCTTCCATCTTCCAACTCCTTGACGCGGGCGCGTAGATATTCGATTTCGGTGATCATGGTCGGTACATTTTTCCGCGCCATTAATATCAATTCGGCCATTTCTTCGGAATGCATATCACCTAATGCGCTGGTCTCTGACCAAAGCAATTCCTCTTCGGTATTTAAGAGTTCTTTGGCATCTGATCTATTAAATAAGTAATCAACCAAATCCTTAATGTCTTCCAAATCAACCGGCTTGGGTTGGGTCATTATTTTCTCCATATAGCATTATTTTTATGAACTCTTCCGTTCCCTCTTTAATTATTTTAGCAATATCAACCTTGAATAAATCTTCTCGGTTACATTCTACAATCACATTGTAATCAAACCCATTTATAATGATGGGATTAATAAAAACACCGCCTGTAACTATTTCTTTGCTACTGGCCACCACATACCGCAATTTCGCTCGACCCCTCTTGATTTTAAGTATAGCGCCTTGAATTAAATCATTGCCTCTTAGAAAAAAAACATCATCCCCAACCTTTATATCACTCATTTTATCACCTTGGTTATAACGCCATTATTGGTTTGAACGCTAACGGTAATCTTGATGCAATTAGGGCAGGAG